GAGGTAGATGTGCCCGCGCCGAACGCTGAAATCCACATTCCGGCCGTCCGTGCGAACCACGGTGTAGTTGCCCGCTTCTTGGCCGGAAGCCATCACCTCGTAGGCGTATGCATTGCCGCCGGTGGATTGAAAGTCGTGGCTCATGCCAGCAGTCCTCCGAGCGTGAGCACGCGCGTCGCGCGCTCGATCACCGCGTCGTCGGCCGGCGTGCGCGCGGCCCGGCCGGCGAGCTTGAGCACGTCGGCGAGGGCTTCGCGCAGCAGGCGGTTCGTGCGGGCCAGCTGGTCGGCGTCGCGCTGCAGGCCGGCGGCGCGCGGACTCTCGGGGGTCTCGGCGGCAGTGCCGGCCAGCGGCGGCAGGTCGGCCACGAAGTCGAGCCGCGGGTCGGCGTGCACCGGTGCGGACGGCCCGGCGTGGCCGAGCTCGGCGCCGGGGTTGGTGTAGCGGGCGAGGGCGGCGCTCATGCGGCCACCTTGAGGCCGATGCGCTGCGCAAATGCCTCGGCTTCGGCCGTGCAGTTGCCGGGCAGCAGGAAGATGTCGGCGTCGTCGCACGACGGGATCGCCATGAAGCCGTAGGTCGCGTCGAAGTCGATGCTGTAGGTGACGGCAGTCTCGACGGCGCGTCGCTCGTCGAAGTTGCACGGGCCGCCAACGTGGCCGTCCGCTGCTGCCCAGTGGTAGGTGTCGCCGATCAGTTGGCGGATCGGGGTAGTGGTGTCGGGCATCTGCGCCTCCGTGGTGTTCACGGTCCGCAGAATAGCCGGGCTAATTCATCCTGTCAATAGCCCCGCTAATCGCCGGTCGGGTAGGGTTTTCCCTCGCTCGGTGTCGCGGTCATCTCCGGACGGTAGGTTGAGGCGTCACGATGGGCAATGAGCCGGGCTATTGCATTCCGCGGATAGCCCGGCTAATATGCGGCACATGCACCATCTCAAGGCTATCCGGGCCCGGCTCGATCTGACCCAGGCTGCGTTCGCTGAGGCGATCGGAGTCACGCAGTCGAACGTGTCGCACTACGAGTGCGGGCGCCAGCAGATGCCGCCCGACGTGGCGCGCCGACTGATCGCGACGGCCAAGGAAATGGGCGTCGACCTGAGCTTCGACGACATCTACGCCCCGGAAGCGCCCGCCGAGCGGGCAACCACCTGATTCGTTGAGTCTCATGGCCGCCGTCATCAACGCGCAGAAAGCCATGACCGCGCTCGCGGCTCGCATGGAGCGCGCCGGGATGCTCAGGAGCGCCGCATGAAAGCGTGGGTTCCATACTCCGAGCGCGCTAACCAGATCATTGCGTTCCTGCGCGCCGGCCCGGCAACGCAGTCGGAGATTGAGTCCCAAATCGGTATGCGTCCGTGGTCGGCAACGAAGGTGCTCGCGCGGATGCTTGACGAAGGGCAGATCAAGCTTGCTCCGGCCGCTGACCGCGACCATGTGCGCGGGCCGAAGCCGAAACGGTTTGAGGCCGTCAATGGCTGACGCCATCGCTTGGACGGTCGCGCAGATGGGCCGCGTTGACGACCTTCCGGGGGCGCTGCCTGCCGAGAAGCCGAACAGCCGGCCGGCAGGAACGGGATCCGAAGCGATCCGGAAGCACCTGGATCGGACATGGCGCAGTCGTCCCGAGCTAGCGCGGCTTGCCGGTGTCGGTCAATCGACAGTGGGCCGGGCAATGGCGCACCTGGTCGCCACGGGCGAGGCGGAAATGCTGGAGGCGCGGTTTCCTCTGGCGGCGCAGTACAGGCGGGCGCGATGAACGCTCCCGACCCAATGGCCCGCTTCATGGCTCTGGTGCGCCAGATGGGCGCGGCCCGCCGGAACGACAGCGACTATCGCTTGTATGAATCTTTGAAAAGAGATTTTGTGCGCGACTTCCCGCTTGCTACGCAGGCCGAGTATGAGGCGGCTATGCGGGCGATCAGCAGGGCGGCGGGGGTGTGATGCGCCGGCATATCAAGCGTCTGGTCATGTGGCTGTACTGCCGAGGATTGACGCCGCCGGTGTTCGTAACCTGGATGTTCAACAAGTTCCGTCTGTGGGCCGAGTGATGCGCGATTACGGAAAAGTCTATGCGTCGTTCTGGTCGAGCGCCACGATTCGCGGCCTTTCCGATGACGGACGGATGCTGGCGCTGTACCTGATGACCAGCCCCCACACCACGATCATCGGCGCATTTCGACTGCCGGATGGGTACGTCTGCGAGGATCTTCAGTGGTCGCCGGAAAGGGTTAGCAAAGGGTTCGCGGAACTGTTCGCTAACGGTTTCGCTAACCGTTGCGAAACCACGAAATGGGTATGGATTCGGAAGCATCTCGACTGGAATCCGCCCGACAACCCGAATCAGCGCAAATCGTGCGTGAAGTTGGCCGGCACGATTCCCGACGAGTGTGGCTGGAAGCTAGAGTTCATGCGGGTTTCCGGCCGATTGATCGGAATTGAACCGCCGGAAAATCCGAACCCTTCGCCAACCGTTAGCGAACCCTTCCTTAACCAGAAACAGGAACAGGAACAGGAACAGGATAAAAACACTTCGTCGGCTCGCGCCGACGTGCCGGCCGGTTTTGCGCGGTTCTGGTCCGCATGGCCGAAGTCGGACCGCAAGGTGGCGAAGGCTGCCTGTGCGAAGCGATGGCGAAGTCGCGGACTCGAGGTGCAGGCCGTGGCGATCGTGGCGCATGTCGAGGCGATGCGGGAGTCGCGGCAATGGCGCGACGGTTACGAACCTGCGCCGCTGACGTACCTCAACCAAGAGCGGTGGCGCGACGGGGAGGGCGCCGATCAGCCTCGGGACTGGTGGCTGCGGCTCGGGTACGGGTCGGAGGAATTGGCGTTGCGTGACGGCAAGAGCCAGGGGATTGCGGCGTGAACGCGAAACAGCTTTCCCAGGTGCTGGCGGCTCGGGCCGAGTCGGTTGCGGCGTACCTGCTGCCGGCCGGCAAGCGGCATGGGGCCGAGTGGCGAGTCGGCAGCTCGGACGGCGAGCCAGGCAAGTCGCTGTCGGTGCGGATCAAGGGCGACAAGGCGGGCCTGTGGCGGGACTTCGCGGGCGACGAAGGAGGAGACCTGCTCGACCTGTGGTGCGCGGTTCGGCGGTGCGGGATTGCCGACGCGATGCGCGAGGCCAAGCAGTGGGCCGGCGTCCGCGACGACGTGAAGTTCGTGTCCGCGCCGAAGCTCTATCGACGGCCGGAGCATCCGAAGGCAAAGCGGGCACAGGGCGATGCGCTGGCGTGGCTGGTCGGACGAGGGATCACCGAGCAGGCGGTCGCCGAGTTCAAGGTCGCCGCCGAGGGGGACGTGCTGCTGCTTCCGTACCTGCGCGACGGCGAGCTGGTCAACGTCAAGCGGCGCTCGATCACGGATAAGCGCCGCATGTGGCAGGAGAAGGACGCCGAGCCGTGTCTTTTCGGGTGGCACCTGATCGACGCGAAGTGCAGGGCGGTGGCGATCACTGAGGGCGAGATCGACGCCATGACGCTGCACCAGGCCGGGATCCCTGCGTTGTCGGTGAATCAGGGTGCCGGAAATCACCAGTGGATCGACTCGGATTGGGAGCGGCTACAGCGGTTCTCGGACATTTGGGTGTGCTTCGACGCTGACGACGCGGGCCGCAAAGGGGCGCGAGAGATTGCGTCGAGGCTCGGCGTCGAACGGTGCCGGCTGGTCGAGTTTCCCGGCCACAAGGACGCGAACGAGGCGTTGCAGGCCGGTTTCACCACGGAGCTATTCCGCGCGGCGATCGAGGACGGCGAGTACATCGAACCGGACGAGCTGGTGTCGGCGGATCGGTACACAGACGACGTTATCGCCGAGTTCTACCCGCCGTCTGGCGCGACGCCTGCGCCGGCTTTGCGGATCGGCGTGGATCATGGGTGGTTCCAGTTCCGTGACTCGGAAATCACGGTCTGGACGGGGCACAACGGGCACGGAAAGACGACGCTGCTCGGCCTGGTGCAGCTTGGATTGATCGAGCAGGGCGAGAAGTTCTGCATCTTCTCTGGTGAGACGCCGGCCAGGAAGTTGCTGTCGAGGTTGGCTCGTCAGGCGTGCGGAACGTCCGATCCGCCGATCCCGTACCTGCGGCATGTGATGGGGTGGATCGGCAAATCGTTGTGGCTGTTCGATGTCGTCGGACAAGCACAGTCGGAACGGATGATCGAGGTTTTCTCCTACGCTGTGCGCCGGCACGGTGTTACGCACGTCGTCATTGATTCGCTAATGATGGTCGAGGACGTGCCGGAGGACGGGAAAGGCTCGCTCGAGGCGCAGCGGCTGTTCATGAACAAGCTGGCCGCGTTTGCCAAGCGGTTCAAGGTGCATGTCCATCTGGTCGCGCACCCGCGCAAGGCCGACAACGAGCGCCAGGCACCGGGGAAGCAGGACGTATCCGGCTCGGGAAAGATAACCGCGCTGGCCGACAACCATTTTTCCGTCTGGTCGCAGCCGGTCGCTGAGGGTGACACCGGGCCGGATTCCAAGATCGAACTGAACAAGCAGCGCAACGGCGACGTACAGCATCGCGAGCTGTGGCTGTGGTTCGACGCTGCCAGCAAACAGCACTGTCCGACGAGCCAGAAGCGGGTACGCCGGTTCGGCGACTGGGATCAGAGGTCGGCATGACCTGCGCCACCTGCCGCCACGCCAAGCAGCTCGGTCCCGTCCTCTGCTGCCTGCACCCGTCCGAGCCGGTGCGAGATATCGGGCCTCGAGCGGCGTCGGTGGTGTGGCGAAACCGCTGCGGCGGCGCGGGGTGGGCGAAGTGCGCGTAACCCTGCCGTGGCCGCCGGCCGAGCTATCGCCGAACAGCCGGCCGCATTGGGCTGCCAAGAGCCGAGCGGCAAAGTCCTACCGGCACGCCTGCGCGACGCTCGCCAGGCAGGCCGGCGTACTGTCGCTGCCGGACGGCCGGCTACACGTCACCGTCGAGTTCGTTCCGCCGGATCGCCGGCACCGTGACCGCGACAACATGCTCGCATCGATCAAGTCGGGCCTGGACGGTCTGGCTGACGCTCTCGGAGTCAACGACAGCCGGTTCGACCTGACGATCCGGGTGGCCGACGAGGTGGGCGGCATGGTCCGGGTTAGCGTTTCACATGGAACGGCACCATGACCGACGAACCCTTCCACGTCGAGCTCGACGGCCGAGACTGCGGCAGAGGGCTGATACGCGAGACCGAGTGCGGCTGGGCGTTCGGCTGGGAACGACCGGACGGAATCGTCACCGCGGGCGGGCCGTTCGACACGGCCGAGGCGGCAGGCGAGCGGTTGATGGATTGCGTCACCGGGTGGTACGCGAGCCTGCAATGAACGGCATCGCCGCCATCCTCGCCGACCGCGAGCGCACCGACGCGCCGCGCGTCTGCACGCGGCCCGCGCCCCGCCGGGAACTGCTGCTCTGGTGGCTCGGCCGGCGCAGCCTGTCGGCGCGCGAACTGGCCGAGCGCACCGGCGTCCCGATCGAACTCGTCTGGGTGCTGCTCACCCAGATGCGCCGCGACCGGCAGATCATCGTCGCATACCGCAAGTCCGTCGAGTACCCGATCGACGGCTCCGGCCGCAAGCGCCATGTCGTCAACTGCTACCGGGCACGGGTGACGCTGTGACGAACTGGCCTGCAATCAGGCTCGAGTACGTTCATGGTACGGAGACCATGCGCGCGCTCGCCAAGAAGCACGGCATCAACGCGGCCGGGCTCATGAAACGGGCCGAGCGCGAAGGATGGGACGCAGAACGTCAGCAACTGTCAGCAACTGTCAGCAAGACCGCTTCGGACGCGCTGGTCGAATCGCGCATTGACGAGCTCACGAAGTTCAACGAGGCCGACTTGCGGATCGCCAAGGCGTTGCGTGAAAAGGCCGAGGCCATGATGCTGACCGCCGAGGCGCCTTCTGACCTGCGCGCGCTGGCCGGCGCAATCGACGTGGCGCAGAAGGTCGGTCGGCTGGCTCTCGGCGCCACAACGGGGAATACCGGCCTGTCTGCACCAAACGGCGGCCCGGTCGGCGTGCAGTCAGTCCACGCCGCGACAGATGAGCACCTCCTCAATATCGCCACAAGCAGCGGCCCGTGAGCTGCTGCGCCGCCGCCGTGCCCGCGCATCCCTCGTCGCCTACGCCAACGCGATCGAAGTGCCGGGCAAGCCGGCCAGCGACGAGCCCGACGAATGGCTGTTCCAGCCGATCGAGACCAGCGTGACCGCGCACCATCGGCTTCTGCTCGAGGCGATCGAGCGCACCGCAGCGCGCAGGCACGGCAGGCTGATGGTGTTCATGCCGCCGGGCAGCGCTAAATCGACCTACACGAGCGTGGTCGCGCCGACGTACCTGATGGGCAAGCACCCGGGCTACCGGATCATCCTCGCGTCCTATGGGTCTGACCTGGCGCGGCGTCATGGCCGGCGAGCTCGGCAAATCTGTCGTCAGTCCGGGTACTCGGCGATCTTCGGCGCGGGCATCGCTGCCGACACGTCCGCGGCCGACGAATGGGCGCTGACCAACGGCAGCGAGTACCTGGCGGGCGGCATTCTGTCGGGCATCACGGGCAACCGCGCCAACGGCCTGCTGATCGACGACCCGGTGAAGGGCCGCGAGGACGCCGACTCGGAGGTGATCCGCAAGAAAACCCGCGAGGCATTCGACGACGACCTGATGACGCGCCTGATCCCGGGCGGATGGGTGGTGCTGGTGCAGTGCATGACGGGCGACACGCCCGTTCTGATGTCCGACGGCACGGAGAGGCAGCTTCGCGACGTCAGGCCGGGCGACGAGATCGCGAGCTACTCAGATGGTCGCCTCATCGTCGCTACCGTGAAAAATTGGGCCAATCAAGGGCCTGATTCCGTGTTCAGAATCAAGACGAGTTCTGGCACAATCGTTCGCGCAAATGAGAGGCACCCGTTTCTCATCGATCGCGAGGGAAAGCGTGAATGGGTAAGACTGAAAAACCTGAAGATCGGGGATCAAATCCTTCGGGCAAGCATTGGGGAAAATGGCGAGGCGTTACCTGCTCCGCGGAAGGATGCGACCTGCCGGCAAGGTCAAGAGGGTTCTGCAATTCGCACTACAACAAACACCTTTGGGCCATTGGGCATCGTCCTCCATCTTCTCGAAAGGATTCGCCTTCGCGCATCAGCGCAAAGCTCAAGCATCGATACGGGATCACGTTCGATGACTACCGGAAGATTCTCGCGAGCCAAGGCGGCGTCTGCGCTATTTGTCAGCGCGCTCCGGAGCAATCTGGAAACCCGCAGCACTGGAACGACATCTTGTGCGTCGATCACTGCCACGATTCGAACAAGGTTCGTGGGCTGCTCTGCAACGACTGCAACCTCGCGATCGGACGCGGAAAGACCGCCGAGGTTCTTGAGGCCGCTGCGGCATACCTGCGAATTCATTCCTGACGCGATCGTCGAGATCGAGCCGTGCGGTCGTGAAAACGTATTCGACATCGAGGTCGCCGGCACCGAGAACTTCATCGCGAACGGATTGGTAAGTCACAACACCCGCTGGCACGAGGCGGACCTTGCCGGCGGTATTCTCCCCGAGAAGTACGACGGCCGGTCGGGCATGATCGAGTGCCGCGACGGACAGACGTGGGAAGTGCTGTGCCTGCCGGCGCAGGCCGAACGTGCCGACGATCCGCTGGGGCGCGCGCCCGGCGAAATGCTCTGGCCGGAGTGGTTCGACGAGCGGCACTGGCAGAACTTCCGCTCCAATCCTCGCACCTGGTCGTCCCTCTACCAGCAGCGCCCTGCGCCCGACTCCGGCGGCTACTTCGAGACGACGAAGATCGCCCGTTACGGCATCGCGCCGCGCGGCATGGTCGTGATCGGGGCATCCGACTACGCGGTGACCGAGGACGGCGGCGACTATACCGAGCATGGCGTGATCGGCGTCGATCACGAATCCCGCTGGTATTTGCTCGACTGGTGGCGCGAGCAGGCGCAGTCCGACGTGTGGATCGAGCGCCAGATCGACCTGATCGACAAGTGGCGCCCGGCGGTCTGGTTCGGCGAGTCGGGCGTGATCCGGCGGGCCGTGGAGCCGTTCTTGCTCAAGCGGATGCAGCAGCGCGGCGTGCCCTGTTGGCTCGAGTGGCTCGCGTCGATCAACGACAAGCCGACACGCGCCCGGTCGCTGCAGGCGCTGGTCGCAATGGGCTGGCTGTCGGTGCCGGAGGGCAAACCGTGGGTGCCGGCGTTGATCGACCAGCTGCTTGCGTTCCCGGCGGGCGCGTTCGACGATGGCGTGGACGTGCTGTCGCTGGCCGCCCGGGGGATGCAGAAGTTCGGGCGTGGGCTGGCGCCGGTGCGGCCGAAGGAACGGTCGGCGCCGCCTGCGCTCGGGGTCGTGCCGGCCCGGGTGCTCGATGCACCTGTGGAGCGGCCGAGGAGCAGGTACAAGGCGTGAAATCAAGGAGAACGAGATGAGCGAGAGACGCTGCGAGGACTGCCATTTCCACGCCCGAGGGGGCATGTGCCGCTGGGCGCGCGGGCCGTTTGAGGACGGCAGCGGAGCGGACCATCCGACATGGGTGATGAGAGAGGTGGGCGGGCAATGCGGCCCGCGAGGAAACGCTTGGCAGCCGCGACGGTGGTACTCGGCCGTCGGAGACATCGCCGGTCGGGTGAATCGGTGGTGGATGAAGGACGTAACCGAGGCGCGGCGCCGAGACGCGGAGACCAAGCGGATTCGGGAGGAAACATACTCGCGCGTCAATTCTGCGATAGACCTGTTCGAGCGGGACTTCCTTTCCAAGCTGGACGCGCTGGAACGGGAGTTGGCTGCGCTGAAGCGCGAGACGAAGGCGGCGCGCGACGAGGCCGAGAGGAAAGACAAGGCGTAGGAGGACGGGATGACGGACGACGACGTGATCGACGCCAAGCGGCTCATGAAGCTGCATCGGATTCTGGCGGCCGGGACGCCGAAGCGGCTCGTCGGGAGCGATTTTCTGTATCAGGTGACGCTGCGGCAGCCTGTGCGCGACCTGACGCTTGACGGGCTACGGAAGGCGATCGACGCAGCCCCGGAGCCGTTGGACCCGCGTTGATGGAGGCGCAATCATGAATGCGAAGCCTGTTCCGATCGGTGAGCTCGTCTCAGCATTGCAGCGAATTGCCGAACAGGCGCCTGACGCAGTGGTCTACGTATGGGGGACGCTTGACGACTGCGGCAACGGCTCTCTGGAGGTTGAGACTGCGCAGGGCCAAGAGATTTGGACCGTCGGTATTTCGCTCAAGCGCCGCGGTGCGGTGACTATCGAGCGTCCATTTGGCTGGACCGAGGCCCGCTGACTGTGGATTAAGCCAATCAGGGGGTTGTACACATCCCCCGATGAAGCTCATCGCCAGCCTGCGCGAGACGCGCCGTTCGCTCGACCTGGGCGAACTGATCGCCATGAACACGCCGCGCGCGCGGTTCGAGGGCTATGACGATCTGCGCGACGAGCGCGGCGACATCCGCCGGTTCCGAGTCTATTCGGTCGAGGGCTGCCTGTTCGATGGCCAGCCGATCATCGTGCCCGCGGCGCTCTCCGCGCTCGCTGCCGATTCCCTCGCGCACGACGGGATCATGACGACGATTCAGCGCGGCAAGCTCGCGCTCGCGTCGCTCGACTCGGAGGTGGATCGCGACCTGGACGCGCGGCCGAGCCAGTCCGCCGGCCTGTCCGGTG